GTCACAGCTTATGTCTAAGGGGATTGGCGATGCATACTATATATGGTAGACCTTGATTGGTGGCAAAAGGAGACATTGATGGCGACTATCGTTGAGATAGCGAAGGCGTTAGACCTTTCGACTAAAATGGTCAATGATTTGATTGCGCGCGGCACAATAACAAAGCAACCGCGTGGCAAATACGATTTAGACGAGGCGACAAAGGAATATATCCGCCACATAAGGGAAGTGGCGGCTGGCAGACTGCGCGCCGGGGAACTAGACTTGGCTGAAGAACGCGCAAGGCTGGCTAAAGAACAGGCTGATGCAAAGGAAATGGAGAACGCGCTGCTTCGCGGAGACCTTGTTGAGATAGGCTCAGTGGCAAAAGAGTTTGGCAAACAAGCTGCCGCTGTTCGCACAAGGCTCTTGTCGATACCGAGCAAGGCCGCGCCTCTTGTGATATCTTGTGAGAAGCCAGCCGAAGCCAGAGCCGTTATTGAAGACATGATTGAGGAGGCGTTGAATGAGTTGGTCGGATACAACCCGCAAGCAGCAGACGAAGACGCTTAGTCTTGCTCTGGCAAGTGTTAGCGCGCGCGCACTCAAACCACCGCCAAAACTTACTGTCAGCGAATGGGCTGATAGCTTTCGCAAGCTTTCGCCTGAGAGTTCGGCTGAAGTAGGCGCATGGCACACAAGTCGAGCCGAATATCAGCGCGAGATACTTGATGCGGTTTCAGACCCTTCAATCGAAAGCGTTGTGATTATGTCTTGCGCGCAAGTTGGCAAGACGGAGATGTTGCTAAACCTAATAGGGTATCACATCCATCAAGACCCTTCACCAATTCTGCTGGTTCAGCCAACACTCGACATGGCGCAGACATTCTCAAAGGATAGGCTTGCGCCAATGTTGCGAGACAGCCCTGTCCTAAAAGGCAAGGTTGCCGACCCGAAGGCGCGCGATAGTGGAAACACAACATTGAAGAAGAACTTCTTTGGCGGACACATAACAATGTGCGGCGCTAACAGCCCGGCGTCACTCGCCAGCCGACCAATCAGGCTTGTGCTTTTCGATGAGGTTGACCGCTTCCCTGTCTCTGCTGGCTCAGAAGGTGACCCTATCGACCTAGCACGAAAACGTGCGGCGACATTCTGGAACAGGAAAGAGGTTGCTGTATCAACACCAACTATAAGAAATGCATCGCGCATTGAGGCACTGTTTGAAAACACTGATAAACGAGAGTATCATGTGCCATGCCCTGATTGCGGACACCATCAGGTTATGCGGTGGTCGAATGTTCACTGGACTGACGAAAATCCAGACACAGCTTTTTATGCTTGTGATGAGTGTGGAGGGGCATGGGATGATGCGGCGCGCTACAAAGCGATACGCAAAGGGGAATGGAGAGCCACCGCTCCATTTGTCGGAAGGGCGGGTTTCCGACTGTCTGGGTTATGCAGCCCGTGGACACCCCTGTCATCCGCTGTCGCCGATTTCCTGCAAGCCAAGAAGTTGCCTGAAACACTTCGCGTTTGGGTGAACACCTACTTAGGCGAAAGCTGGGAAGATGACAGCGAAAGACTAGATGACTTTCAGATTGCAAGCCATCGCGAAGACTACACCAGCGACCAGCTACCGAAAGAAGTTGTGTTTCTTACGGCGGGTGTTGACGTTCAAGATGACAGGCTTGAGATGGAGGTTGTCGGATGGGGTAGGGACGAAGAAAGTTGGTCGGTCGAATATAAGACGTTCTTTGGAGACCCGGCGTCTGCTCAAGTTTGGGCTGACCTTGATAGTTACTTGACCTTGCAGTTCAGCACAGAGGATGGCAGAGAATTGGGCATCAAAGCTGCGGCAGTCGATACTGGTGGTCACCACACTCAAGCCGTGTATAAGTTCTGCAAGCCAAGATTGGGGCGGCGCATCTTCGCTATCAAAGGTGTTGGCGGTGAAGGCAAGCCGATTGTCGGAAGACCGAGCACAAACAATCACATAAAATGCAAACTATTTCCTATCGGGGTAGATACGGCGAAAGAGACTGTCTATTCGCGCCTGAAGATTAAGGAGATTGGCGCTGGTTATTGTCACTTCCCCAAGCACTACAATGATGAGTATTTTGCGATGCTTACAGCCGAGAAGGTTGTTCGGAAATACCACAAAGGATTTCACCGCAGAGAGTGGATAAAAGTGCGCCCGAGGAACGAAGCACTTGACTGTCGCGTCTATGCATTGGCGGCATTGTCAATAGTGGGTGTCAATGTTAATATAATCGCGCAAAGGTCTATGAAGGCTAAAGCAAATGACGATTTGGACGAAAAGCCGAAGCCTAAAGTGAGGCGCAAGATGCCTCGTAGAGAAGGTGGCTTTGTGAATGGGTGGCGTTAGATGGCGCGTAGAAACACAATTTCTGCACCGCGAGAAAAGCTAAAGGTTCGCCGAAAAGGTCGTCACGCAAAGCGTGTAAAAGCGCGGGATAGAAAACAGACGTTCTACACGCAAGGGGCTTGCCGTGGCTAATTTATTCGATAGTGCCAACGCACCTACAGGAGTTCCGACTGAGGTTATTGTCGGCGACTTCATACAGTTCAAGATAACTCAATTCTCGGACGATTACTCAAACTCACTTTTCACCATGCGTTTTGTTGCCCGTATTTCTACTGGCGGCAGCACTGAAATTCAGGTTGATGCAACTTCACTTAATGACGATTATCTATTTTCTATACCCAGCGCGACCTCAGCGAACTACACAGTTGGTGAATATCATTATCAGCTAGAGATTGAACGCAATAGCGACAACGAGCGCATCGTCGTTGACCGTGGTCAGATTAATATTTTAACTGACTTTGATAATCAGATTGACCCTCGCTATCACGCTGAGATTATGCTTGGCAAGATTGAGAGCATCCTCGAAGGCAAAGCTGATAGCGATGTGTCCAGCTACTCGATTGCTGGTCGCTCACTGACTAAGTTAAGTCCCGACGAATTGGTGCAGTGGCGTGATTATTATCGTCGTGAAGTTTCTGCAATCAAGCGACAAGAAGCAGTTAAACACGGGCGCAAACCCAAAAGCACAATTTTGTTGAGGTTCTAAGATGGCATTGTTTGATTTCCTGCGCCGAGATAGAGAACCGATGAAGCGGACAAAACTGCCTCGTCAGTATCGGACTTATTCTGGCGCTAATCAGGGGCGACTGTTCGCTGACTTCTTAGCATCTAATAATTCTGCTGACGCAGAACTTAGCTTGGCGCTTCCCACACTGCGTAATCGTAGCCGCGACCTTGCTCGGAATAATGAATATGCTCGTCGTTTCTTGCACCTGATTAAAACAAACGTCATTGGCGAAAGCGGTTTCACTCTACAGGTTCGCGCGCGCAACGATGACACAAGCTTGGATGTTCGCGGCAATCAGATTATTGAAGACGCTTTCCGCCGCTGGTCTAAGATGGGCAGTGCAGAAGTATCTGGTCGGATGTCATGGAAAGACTGCCAAGCATATGTTGCAGAAGCATTGGCACGAGATGGCGAAGTCTTTGTTAAGAAGGTTCGCAACAATAGATATCAGGATGGCTTTAGCTTGCAGTTCATCGAGCCAGAACGGGTCGACCACGACAAGAACGGCAGAGCGAGAAACGGCAATCAAATCCGAATGGGTGTTGAGATTGACGAGTTTCAGCGTCCAGTCGCATATCACGTTCTGACCAGCCATCCGAATGATACCTTCTTCATCAAAGACAAACAGGAAAAGAAATATCAAGTTATTCCTGCCGATGAGATTATTCATATCTTTATCCAGCAACGTCAGCATCAGACGCGCGGCGAACCATTTATGTCACCAGTTATATCCAGCCTGAAGATGCTGGGCGGTTATCGAGAAGCGGAACTGGTGGCAGCTCGTGCCGCCGCAGCGAAGTTCGGTATCATCACGACACCATCTGGAGATGGGTTTGTCGGCGATGATGAAGATGAAAATCAGCTTCCCATAATTGACATGGAGCCGGGTTCATATAGTCAACTACCTGAAGGCCATGACTTCAAGATGATTGACCCGACCCACCCGACTACTGCCTTTGGTGAGTTTGAAGCCGCCGTGCTTCGCGGTATCGCGTCTGGTTTGAACGTATCTTACACTAGCTTGGCGAATGACCTGACTGGCGTTTCGTATTCTTCTATTCGTCAGGGCACGATTGAGGAGCGAGACCATTACAAAATGCTGCAATCGTTTTTGATTGAGCATTTCTGTGAGCCAGTATTTATGGCTTGGTTAGATAGCGCGTTAGATTTCGGCACAACCAACATTCCGTCGACCGAAGACAAATACAATAAGTTTGCCAGCAATGTTCACTTCCGTGGTCGCGGCTTCGCTTGGGTTGACCCGCTCAAAGAGATTAATGCAGCAGTCACCGCCATCAATAACGGCCTCATCAGCATGAACGATGTCGCCGCTAACTATGGTCGAGATGTCGAAGAATTGTTCGCACAAATCCAGAGCGACAAAGAAATGGCTGACCGATACGGACTGAAGATGGCGTTTGAGCCATTCGGCATGAAGCAACCAGCCGAGCCAGAAGTTACAGGTGAAGACGATGGCGAGTTATAAGCCGACTGACGGCATGAAGATAGCCGCCAAGCGGGGTCTTGAAATGCGCCGTAAATATGGTCGAGGTGGGACTTCGGTCGGAGTTGCTCGGGCTAGAGATATTGTTAGTGGCAAGAGCCTGTCTGAAAGCACCGTAAAACGTATGCATTCGTTTTTCTCTCGTCATGAAGTCAATAAAGCTAAGCACTATGATGCCAAGAAACCTGATGGCGGTCCAACGTCATTTAGGATTGCGTGGGATTTGTGGGGCGGAACGGCGGGTCAACGCTGGTCGCGCGGCTTAGTTAAGATTATTGACAAAGAAGAAAGAGCCGAAGAAGTCAGCGACAAGGTTCGCACCGCGCTGGCAAAGAAGGCCGCTGACCACAACGAGAAGGTTGGCGACACTGCATCTAAACGGACAAGCACACGAACTTTGGTTGCTGTGTTCCGTCGAGGGGTCGGCGCTTATAAGACAAATCCCGGCAGCGTCCGTCCAACAGTTAAGTCTGCTGACCAGTGGGCATACGCGCGCGTAAATAGCTTTTTGTATGTGCTACGCAACGGAAAATTCCGCAGTGGCAAACATGACACGGATTTGTTACCATCAGGGCATCCGATGTCGAGTAAAGAACGCTCTGATGACAATTTTGATTATATAGGATTTGAAACAATGACTGACCTTAGAGAAACCAACGAAGAAATCGTTGAGGAAATCGTCGAGGAAATCGTTGAGACGGATGAACTGGAAGAACGCCACGTTGTCGCCGTTCAGGACGATGACGAGACGGTAACCGTTGTCTACGCCAAACATGAGGGCGAGGAAGAAGACGAAGTGGAAGAAGCCGCTGAAGAAGAAGCTGACCGCACCGCTCCCACAGAACTGACGCACCGCGCTACAGATATGAATGCTGGTGCTATTGATGAAGAAACACGCCGAGTAAAAATTGCAGTCTCCAGTGAAGAACCTGTTGAGCGCAAGTTCGGTAAAGAAATTCTCGACCACTCCGAAGAAAGTGTGGACTTGTCATTCCTGAAGTCAGGCCGTGCGCCGCTTCTGCTTGACCACGACCCACGCCAACAAATCGGCGTAGTTGAGGATGTAACTCTCGATAGTTCGTCCCGTGTGTTACGGGCAACAGTTCGGTTCGGTAAGAACGGAATGGCTAAAGAGGTATATGATGACGTTACGGATGGCATCCGTGCGAATATCAGTGTTGGCTATGCAGTCAACAAAATGGAGAGAGAGGGCGAGGATAGCTACCGCGTCAAATCTTGGTCTCCAATGGAGGTCTCCGTTGTGAGCATCCCGGCCGACCGTTCAGTCGGAGTCGGGCGTTCAGACGAAACCTCAACTGAACCTAAAACTGAAACTATCGAAATCAAGGAGACAGAAATGTCAGAAGTCGATATCAATGTCGTGGCAGACGAGGCTCGTTCTGCTCGTGACAAAGAAGTCGCCACAATCATCGAATTGGGCGCAAAACATAATCGCAGCGACCTTGCTGCAAAAGCTGTTGCCGAACACAAAGACTTGAGCGAGTTCCGTGGTGAACTGCTCGACGTAATTGGCGACAAACCCCTCGAAACTGCTGAAGTTGGTCTGACGAACAAAGAAGTTCGTGAGTTCTCTGTCATGCGCGCTATCCGTGCAATGGCAAATCCGACTGACCGCAAGGCTCAAGAAGACGCATCCTTCGAGCGTGAAGTTTCTGAAGCTGCTCAAGCTGCTACTGGCCGTGAAGCCCGTGGCATCATGCTGCCGACTGAAGTTCTTCGCTCTTGGGCGCAGCGTGACATCAACACCTCGGATGACAGTGGCCTGATTGCCCAAGACTTCCGTGGCGGTGATTTCATCGACGTTCTTCGCAACGCTTCTAGCGTTATGGCTGCTGGCGCAACCGTTCTGAACGGCTTGCAAGGCAATGTTGCTATTCCGAAGAAAACAGCCGCTTCGTCTGCTGGTTGGATTGCAACTGAAGGTGCTGCTTCTGCTGAAAGCGAACCCACCTTCGGTCAGGTCACAATGTCACCGAAAGTTGTCGGTGCGAACACGCAAATCACTCGTTTGATGATGCAACAGTCTTCGCTGGACATTGAAAACCTCATCCGTAACGACCTTGCTCAAGGCATCGCCCTGTCAATCGACGCTGGCGCATTGGCTGGCACTGGTTCTTCGGGTCAGCCGACAGGCATCAAAAACACTTCGGGCATTAACAACCCGACTGATTTTGCTGCTGCCAACCCAACCTTCGCAGAAGTTGTTGCAATGGAAACTGCCGTTGCTGAAGACAACGCTCTGTTGGGCAACTTGGCATATATCCTGCCAGCAGGAATGTATGGCGCTTTGAAAACGACTGCCAAAGACACTGGTTCTGGTCAGTTCGTTGTCGAGCCTGATGGTCGCATCAATGGCTACAATGCTGTTGTATCAAACCAAGTCACTGCTGGTGACCTGTATTTCGGTAACTTTGCCGATTGCTTGGTTGGCCTGTATGGCGGTTTGGACATCGTTGCAGACCCATACAGCAACAGCACAAGCGGAACGGTTTCTGTAACCGCACTGCAAACTGTTGATGTTGCTGTTCGTCATGCTGTCAGCTTTGCTGTCAACAATGACGGTGCGTAAGCATTAAAGTGATGGAGAGGGGCTTCGGCCTCTCTCCTGACCTTTCTTATTAAGGGTGGAAAAAATGCATTATCTTATTCTGAAAAACACAGTTGTCGCTGGTCAGCGCGTTCAGGCGGGTGACGTTATTGAAATCGCAGCAGATGAAGCGGCTACGCTGTTGGCAATGGGTCGTGTCGAGCAAACCGATGCTCCACAACCGAAGAAAACTAAATCAACCAAGAAGACCACTAACCGGGCTGTGACCGATTTTGACACTCCCGAAGCGGAGTAAATCATGAAAGTCCTAGCTGTTAAGAACTGCTCTATTTCTGGTCTGGGGTCATTCGTTGTCGGAGACACCATAGACACGGACAAGGCGTTTGCTGAGAAGCTGATTGCTCGTGGCATAGCAAAGAAGGCTACGAAGCCAGCCGTCAAGAAAAAAGAAGAAAAGGTTGAGAGTGAAGACTAATGGCTGTAGAGACTGCCACAGAACTTGAGGTTTTCTTTAGCGCCGATGATTTCGGCGTTACCGCTACCTATACACCCTTGGGCGGCAGCTCGTCTTCGGTGAAGGGAATATATGACCATGAGTTTTACGAGGCTGATGCTGGCGGCACTGTTGGTTTTGCTATTGAGCAACCCATATTCACTTGCAGGACTTCGGATGTTGTTAACGCAGCAGAAGGAGATGCCATTGTCATCAACTCAACAAACTACACAATTCGCGTTGTAAGAGATGACGGAACTGGCGTGACTGTTCTGGCTCTTGAGGAAGACTAATGGCTCATGTTCGTAAAAGCATCCGCGACAATGTAACTACGACATTGACTGGTTTGACAACCACTGGTTCGCGTGTTTTTCAGACGCGGTTATTTCCATTGGCGACTGCTAAGTTGCCGGGTTTGTGTATTTACACCCGCAGCGAGACAACCGAATATGCCACAGTCGGAAGACCGAGAACACAAATCCGTGAGTTGGAGGTTCTTGTAGAGGCATATGTAAAAGGCACGGCATCCCTCGACAATACGCTAGACACGATTGCCGTCGAGATTGAGGAAGCGCTTTACACCGATGTCACTCGTGGCGGTTACGCAAAGGACACTCAAATCACTAGCTTTGAAGTTGATTATGATGGAGAGGGCGACCAGTCAGTTGGCGTTGCGCGCTTCACTATCTCTGTCACCTATGTTACAGTCGAAAACGATATTGAGGCTTCTGCCTAGTATCTTAGTTTGCAAACTTGGAGAACTGAAAAATGACTACTTTTATTGGCAACAATGGTGTTGTTAAAACTGCCGCTGATGGTGGTTCTGCGACTGCTATGACAGAGGTTCGCGGATTTACAATCGAAAGCAGTTCTGATGTGATTGATTGCAGCGTGATGGGTTCTTTGAACCGCGTCTATAAAGCTGGCATGAATACCTTCACTGGCACGATTGACGTTTACTATGATGCAGCAGACGCAGAACAGTCTCGTCTGGTTGCTGGTGCGAATATCGACTTTGAACTTTATCCGACTGGTGAAACCGAAAGCGGCTCTGATGACTTTCATAAGTTCACTGGCGGCGGTTTGGTGACTGGCAGAACAGTAACCAACACTGTTGACGGCATGGTCGAGATGACACTTACCATTCAGGGTTCAGGCGCACTTACCGAAGCCGACATTGCTTAATAACTAGACGAGAGGTGGCCTATGTCTAAGTTGAGAGAGCGGATTGCCGCTAACCGTGCTGTGCGTCAGCGCAGCATTACGGATGTCCCAGAGTGGGGCGAAGGTGATGAGCCAATGCGTATTTACGCTGGGCAAGTCACTGGTCAGGATATGGACAAGATTAGTCGAAAGCATCCTGACTTTTTGCGCAATCCATCAATGGAAGCGCAAGTGGATTTGATTATCCTGAAAGCCGAGGACGAAGACGGTGAGAAGTGCTTCACCTTAGAAGACAAGATGGTAATGATGCATGAACCAGCATCTCTTATCAGCACTGTCTTCGCTTCGGTATTCTCTGCCAATACGGTCGAGGAACAGGAAAAAAACTAAGGAGCGACCCGTTCCGACTTAATCTGATTGCGCTTGCAGAAAAGCTGGGCAAGACGATTGCTGAGATTGAACAAATCACGCTTGATGAATATAATGAATGGGTCGCTTACTATAACATCTTAAAGGACAACGAAGATGGCAGCTAGTTCACTCACTGTAATGGTTCAGTTACAAGACCAAGTGACTGCTCCTGCCAGACAAGCCACAAAGGCCGTTGACCAATTTACAGACTCTTTGCATCGTTCCCGCCGGGGGGCAAACCAACTTGGCGAGAACATGGGTAAGACTACGCGCTCAACTCGTAAGTTTGCCATGACTGGCTTGCAGCAAGCTGGTTACCAAGTTGGTGACTTTGCTGTTCAAGTTGGTGCTGGCACATCCGCTATTCAGGCCTTTGGCCAACAGGGTTCACAGTTGCTTGGCATCTTCGGTCCTGTCGGTGCTATCTTGGGCGCTGCGGTGGCAATCGTTGCCGCTGTCGGCAACGCCTTTATGAAATCGGCTAAAGAGGCCAGTGACTTTGCCAAAGCAACGGAGGCATTGGCAACAGCGACATCGAACTTCGACCGAGAGATTGACTTAGACGATTTAGAGAAGCTTGAGGAGCAATATGGCGAACTCAACACGGCCACAATAAAGCTTATTAACTCTCAGCGCATATTAGCGGCCACGCAAGAGAAAGTTGAGTTCGCAAAGGTTACAAAGGCACTGAAAGCGACAGCCACAGAGTTCGATGTGGTTATCGCGCGCCAAGACAGGTTGACCAGAAAGGGCGTTGATTTTGGTCGCCCAATCGAGCGCGTAATGAGCATCTTTAGGGATAATCTAGATGATGTGGCTGAAAGGTTTGGGCTTGCAGAGAATAAGCTTGGGGTGTTTGGCGATAAGCTGCGTGACGTTGCTTCTTCTAAAACAAGGGAAGAACTCAATAATAATATCGCAGCAGCTCTAGACTTCATCGAGAAAAACGGTGGCGCAACCACAGAGGCTATGTTGGACTTGAAAAACTCACTCGACCAAGTGGCAATCTCTGGACAGGCTCTTGAGAATGTTAATGTAGACTTGCTAACCGAAAGCGCGAAAAAGGCCAAAGAGCAGGTAGATGCCTTAGAGGAGCGCTCAAAGAGCGTTACCGAAGCCATATCAGAAGGATTTGGCAGCGCATTTGGAGACATAGTTAAGGGCACAAAGGATGCTAGTGACGCCTTCCGTGATATGGGGGCAAAAATTGTTAATCGCCTCATAGATATATTGGTAGTGGAAAGCCTTGTTCAATCAATAGCTGGCTCTGGTCCAATGCAGAAGTTTAGTAAAAAGATATCAGGACTTGCGACAGGCGGTCCTGTTACCTCTGGTCAAACCTATCTTGTTGGTGAGAAAGGTCCAGAGTTGTTCACATCTGGAACTAACGGTCGGATTATACCCAACCACCAAATGCAGGGTGGCGGCGCAACTGTCGTTCAGAACATCAATATTTCCACTGGGGTTTCTCAAACTGTCCGCGCTGAGATTGCACAACTCATGCCGCAAATAGCTAACTCAGCCAAAGCTGCTGTGCTGGACGCGAAGCAACGTGGCGGCACATTTGGCAAGGCGTTCTAATGGCATATTCTTACCCACTAACACTGCCGACAGTTACTGGCATCCGCTTCATCAATCTCCGAGCGCGTAATGTCGTTGGCATATCTCAGTCACCATTTACGCTGAAGCAGCAAGTGATTGCTCATTCTGGTCAGCAGTGGGAGGCGGAGATTACACTGCCGCCGATGACCCGCGCCGAAGGCGAGGAGTGGGTCGCGTTCCTTATCAAGTTGAAGGGGCAGCAAGGCACGTTCCTGTTGGGCGACCCATCAGGCGCAACCCCACGCGGTAGCGCAGCATCTACTCCCGGCACACCGCTAGTCAATGGCGCAGACCAGACAGGCGGCAGTCTGACTATTGATGGCGCGCCAGCTAGTGCGTCTGGCTATCTAAAAGCTGGCGACTATATCCAACTCGGAACATCATCGTCAGCAACGCTGCATAAAGTGTTGAACGATGTCACAACAAATTCATCGGGTGAAGCCAGTATGGATATCTATCCATCTATCCGCACTGCACCAGCCGACGATGCGGCAGTTACAGTCAGTAATGCCAAAGGCGTGTTCCGCCTTTCTAGCAATGAGACAAACTGGTCGATTAATGAGGTCACGCATTTCGGTATTACCTTTGCCGCAGTTGAGGCCATAACGTGAGCCGCGATTTACCAACAGAGCTTGCCACAGAATTATTGGCGTCAGAGATTACGCCGTTTTTTGCGGTGGAGTTATTCTTTCAGACATCGACATTGCGGTTCTGGTCTGGCTTGGGTGAGCAGACTATTGATGGCGATACCTATGTCGGCAGTGGAAATATGCTTGCCATATCGACTATTGATGAGACATCGGAAATCGCAGCAAAAGGCGCGACACTCACACTTTCAGGCATACCCAGCAATTTGATTAGTCTCGCATTGTCTGAGCCATATCAGGGTCGCAAGTGCAAAATATACTTTGGAGCGACTGACGCTAGAGGTGAGTTCCTATTGCTCGAAGATGGCTCTTTCGTGTTGAACGAAGATGGTTCAGCAATTTCGGTGTCTCCTGACACGGAGAGCGTAATGGCCGAGATATTTACTGGCTATATTGACCAGATGAACATTGATGAAGGCGCAGAGACATCGACCATCGCTGTCGGTGTTGAAAGCCGATTGATTGATTTGCAGCGTCCGCGTGTGCGCCGCTATACACATGAAAGCCAGAAATCGCGCTTTCCGAATGATTTAGGCTTCCAGTTTGTCAACGACTTGCAGGACAAGAAGTTTGCTTGGGGGCGGTGATGCGCCTAGCAGAATGGTCACATAACTTAGACGATTTGATTGACAGTCTGCGCGACAAGCCATTTGCGTGGGGTGAGAATGATTGCCTCAACTTTGCTAATCAAGCGCATCTAGCGATGACGGGTAAACCACTAGCACCAGACTGGACGGGCAAATATAAGACAGCTTTTGGCGCAAAGCGGCACTATCTAAGATTGCTGAAGACGCAGGGCTTTGCCGATATCGAGCAAGCCTTAGACAAAAGGCTTTTGCGAATACACGTTAAGCTGCCGCCACGTGGTTCGTTGGTTGGACGCCCGGCAGATAACCAAGTTACACAGCTTGCGCTTGGCGTTTGTATTGGTGACAAGGTAGCGTTTATTTCTGACGAAGGTGTGGTATTCTTACCGACACAGGCTGACGA